ATGCCCAGACTTAGGCTGACTCTTGCGCTAATTCTGTTGACCTTGTTTACGGTAAGCGCTGCAGCTTATGCCTGGGTGCCACAGAACCTTGGGTTTGAAATCTATGCTACGAACACCCATGCTTGGCACATCAGCCTAGGGAACATGGCTGTGGGAACATTGAAGACATTCAATGCGACGGTGGAATGTGAAGAGAAATCAGGCGAGTTTCTCGTAACCTACTTTCTTGAAATCGACGGCCCAAAGGGCCTTTGCAGTGATTACCTGAAAGTGTGGTGGCAAGACACCGATGGAGGAGCTTTCACGATAGGAAAAGGAGGTCAACAAACGTTTTCGGGAAGCGGTACTGTCAGATGGAACAGCGAACCGTCAGATTTCAAAGCAGGACACAAAAATAACGTGACACTGACACTCACTTTCTTGACGACAGCAGCCATAGGCAAATACGAAGCCAAAGTGTGGGTGTCTTTCACTCAAAGGCCAATCAAGGCCGAGATAATCATCGTTCCACGAGTGTTGAATAGCAGAAGCGAGGGGGAATGGATTAAAGCATTCATATTCTTGCCAGAACCTTACTCGCCTAAGAACATCGACATTAAATCAGTGAAACTGTGGTACAGGGGCAACTTTATTTCAGCGGGACGGGGCACACCTACAGGGTGCTTCTTCATGGCCGAGTTTCCAAGAAATCGTCTTATAGAGTTGCTCGGATCTGCGAAAGGGCTTGTCAAACTTCGCATCACAGGCAGGGTCAAAGGGAATGAATTCTATGGAATTGTCACGATTAATATAGACAGATCATAGACATTTTATACACGCAAACCTGAAGGCAAAGTTGTGGGCGCCGCTTGATTATCCGGCCAGAATAGGTAAACCTTAGTTTGCAGTAGCATTCCGCATATCTTTATGAGACGAGCCATCTTTTCCAATGGAGCTTTCTTCAATGCCTCGGCGTAGAGGCTGACTTTTCCATAGACGTTGCGTGAAGCAAATTCTTTGAGGAATCTAGGATGCCGATACTTGATAAAGGCGGCTCGTAGCTTGTTCAAATCAGCTGAGTTTAGAAGACGCAATTTGTGCAATAGATAAGTTTGGGAGCCTAGGAATTGAGGGTTAAAGCCTAGATCAGACAGAGTTTCGCAAATGCAGAGGAGTCCTTTGACAGGACTTTGCTGGGTGATCCGCTGCATCCCAGCGTTTTCTGCAAAGGGATTGTACTTTGCCATGACTGCAACCATTTCAACGTGCGTTCCGACAAGCGGCAGTGTATCTCCGATCAACTTCTTCCCCAGTCCCATTGTCCGATATTTTGGATGCACAACGACACGGCTGATAATGCTCAGTTTCTCGTTAAGTTCATTCATACGCATTCTGGGTAAAACCATTCTGCGACCGTATGCATTAGGGGGTGGATAACAGTAAACAATCACGCCGCACACTTCCTCTGCACGCCGGAGAGAGAAGATCTTGCGAACAGCACCCAGTCTGTGGCTTCGATAATGAAAACTGGCGAGCCGCTTCCAATCCTGCGTTGTACCCTCCGAAACATGCATCTCTCCCATCAGACTGCACTCTCGGGCTGGCTCGTTTGGATAATATTTGACTGATATCTCCTTACCGAAGCGCTTGTGAACATGAACACTAGGCTTCAAATCCTCAAACAAGTCAGTATGAGTTGTGGCCGCAACAACAGCTTTTCCAAGGGCTCTCGCAAGCTTCTGTACATTAAAGGCCACAATCTTCGCTGTATCCCGGTCTAGTGTGGCGCAGAACTCGTCCATCACCCACCATTGTCTACCGCTCTCAATCAACTTGGCGAGACGGTACCTGTATCGCTGACCATCTGACAGTTGATTGTAGGTGCGTAGGAATAAAAACGCGTCGTTAAGGCCCACGCGGCTTAGAAGCTCCAGGCCTTCCTCAACCGTTCTGCCAAGCGTTTCGATAAGCGGCCTGTCAGCATCCACTCTAACACGGGTCATCTCAACCGCCTCAGGTCCAAGATCCTTAAGCAGAGCTCGCAAGAAAACACTCTTGCCGCTACCACTATCGCCCGTAATGTACACAATGTCCTTCGGAGAAAGGTTCAACTCAACATTGTCATATATCACGAACTTCTCCCATTTGTCAAGACCTAATCCAAAGCCTTCAGCAACCGCAACAACTCTCTCACTAGGTCTAGGAGCCGCAGTTTCATACGCGACATCAAGAACAAACTTGCCAGAAATTCTATCATAACGCCTAGCAAACTTGCAGATCCTGAAATACTCTCTTGCTCTTCTCATTGTTTAGACACCTAGTATCTACTGACAATAATCAAATTGGCAAAAAAGGGGAAAAAAGTCTTCAGAAAATCAAAATGCAGCCTTACGTTTTTGGAGGACTTGGGCCAGACGCCAGGGTCACCTGCCTGGTGAAATGCAACTTTCTTGCAATTATCTCGGAGACCTTCCACAGATACCAAGTAAGAAAACCGTTAGCAAACCAGAGTTGGATCGTACTATAAGACCAGCCAGCATACAAGGTGCCAACCCCTATCGTGAAGCTGATCAACGCCGTGTACACGAAGTTTTCAAGCTTGAAGTTTTCAGCAGGCGCCTTCGACAAGTATCCCACGATGCAATTTAGCAAAGCAAGTATCACGGCGATAGGCGTGGCCTTAGCCGCAACCCAGATCCCGTGAATCCAGTCGATAGGCAAATCCGGAGGCTGATCCTGAGCAAAAACGACAGGAATAGCAACCGCAAATGCCAGCAAAGCTAAAACAGCCAGGAATAGCTTCTTCAATTCCGTTCCACCTCCTCTCACCTTGCGAAACCGGTAAGCTTCAAGCATGTTGACCTATCAAAACGCCAGTGATAGTGCCAATCAACCCAGTAATTGCGGCGAACACTTCGCTGTTCCAGCTGTGAAGAAGAGCCATGTGAGCAATCTCCACAGCGCTAAGGCAAACCGTCATGCCGATGGCAAACTTCACGCCGTACACAAGCTCATCTTGGGGCCTGATAAGAAGCTCTTGACTCCTTCCCCTGGGCCCTTTCTGATGAATTCTTCTTGTCAGGGCCCGTTCAACCCAGTCTGCCACGGTGATTGCGCACCTTCTGCTGCCTAGAACTACGCTCATTCCGCCTTCCGCCAATCAAAAAACTGTGAAGCAAATCTTTGGCCTTTTCAGTTGAAACATAACTCTTCCGTATAATGGTAATTTTTATGCTCCATTGAATGGGAATCGCTGTGTAGTCCAAATCGTAGAGGCCGTTGGCATACCGAAAATTGTTCTGAGCCAGGATCAAGTGCTTGCTGTTTTGACCTAAGACGGCAAGGTAAATCCCCCAACTTTCAACGTTTACATCAATTTTCGTACCGACCTCCAAGCTCTTGCCTCTGCTCGCGTCGCACCATTCAACACACACTAAATCGCCTACGCTGAGTTTTTCTATTTCACCAAGAATCTTTCGCTTCAACTCAGTTTTTCTCCATTTGTTTTCGTGTATGCTTTCGCAAAAGGTGTCTGAACCTGACATGCGGGCTCGTTTTTCCCAGAAGTTGCATGTTGCCTTTTTCGTTAAGAACCATTATCACCTTGCCCCTTGAGTTCAGAAAGGCCAGACCTCTTGGAAAGCCAAGCTTTTCGGCTTCAGTTATAGCAAACTTGTTTTCGAAAACAACGTCAGCAGCAGACCAGTTCTTGCAGTTGACGCTGTTTGTGATTATGCCACCGTTGAACGTTATTTGGCCAGAATAGACGTTCGGACATCGCGCTTCAGCAAGGACGCCGCTTGTGATGTCTCCTGCAGCGTGGTTGTGTCCTGCTGGCGTGTACCGGCCATTAGGGTTAACATACATTGGATTGTTACTTGCACCTTCAGCTTCAAGCACGTAGCCATTTGTGCCACGCGGCATATTCAACAATGAAAATTGGCCGCTCGTAATAATGCCGGCGTCCGCAGTTACATTCTGCAGAACACGGCTGCTCGAGATAACCAACGCACCGCCGATATTCAACCACCCAAGATCGGCAAGGCCTGCCAGATACAGGTTGCCCCATCTCGTTCCAGAAGCGCCAAGATTGTAGGTGTTGTCAGCGTTTGGCAGAAAGTGAACTGCAACTCCGCCCGCTAAAGCTTTAATCGCACCTGCAAGGTAAATGTCTCGCCAGCGTTTCGGCGTAACATTTTCGCCAATATCATATAGATTGTCTGCATCGGGTATCAGGTTTCCAGTCCAATGGAATTGGCTCGCGTAAAGGTCTATTGCGTGGATCTCGCTCCAACGTCGTGGCGAGTCGCCACCGTGGCCAATCTTTCCTGCATTGTCTCCTGTAGGTACAAGATCATTCTTGACTTCAAACTCTCCAGATACTAGTCTGCGCAGCCAAGTGTCAAGAGCAGCAGTCCCACCTGAACCGAACTGGAGACGGTCTTCAAGTAAAGATGCCAGCGGGTTAGCATCACCTTGATTCTTTATGTGCAACTGACCATATGGCGAACCCAGGCCATGATACAAAGTTAATAGTTTGCCGTGGATTTCATTCCAGTGGTAAGATTCACAACCGAAAATACCATGCTCATTGTCAGAAGGTTGTAGCTGATGATCAACAAGTTGCGAACCGCTCTTGTTCTTAGTTCGGAACGTCGTGACTGCTGCCACATCATTAAGAGGTCCTATAAAATTTGGCGCGATCCAGCCTGTGAGCGGATCCCAGCCTCCTACTGCTGGACTGCTGTATTGAACGCCGTTAACGTCGCCCACTTCATGGCCAACATGGTGATTGCCAAGGCCACCGCCGCTTAGTGATCCTGTTGTGAACTGGCCCACTCCAGCCTTTGTCCTAGCAAGCTTTTCAACGTTGATTGTTTTAGATCTCATGCCGTAGAGATAATCAGCGAGTTGCGGGGAGACTTTTCCAAGTTCAAAAGTCACTTCAAGCGTCTGTTCTTTGCCGTCAACGTAATACTCTACAGTGTCAACGCGGTAGTCGCCGTCAACATTCTCGTTCGGAAAAGTAATGTGCACAGTGTCGCCTGGAAGAATCGGCGTGCTACCATAATCAAGGATTGTGCTTTTGACAGTTAGAGACTCCGCGGCATCCTTATAGTACGCTAGCAGACTTTTCGCGCGTAGGTCACATTCGCCATCAGTTACAAGCTCTTCATCAGTTTCTGAGAGTTCGCGCAGTTCATCGCCAGCTACTTGTTCAACAGCCGAAAAACGGCCCTTGTCAAAGAAAAGCTTGTCAACATTCATAGCGATCCAGCCGTTCGTCTGATATGGACCGCAAACGCCCTGTCCCGCAAATTCTATGTAGTTTATGTTTCTCCAGTCCGGATTACCCTGCGGAATCCAGTAAGGCTCATTACTGTTCTGCGTTTCATAGGCTGTGCCAAGGCGATCTGTAAAATAGGCCCAACGCGTGTCCTGCTGGTCAGCATCAGCGATTGCATAGTGCTTTTCAAAATAGTTATTAGGATCCGTCATTAAGCGGACATAAAAATCTGTGAACCAATAGTTTCCGCCTATGCACTGACCAGTTTTGCGTAGCGCATAGTTCAGCTGCTGAAAACCATTATGGCCACCACACTCAACACCACTTTGCAGGGCAAGTCTCATACGGGCCGTGGGATATGGCCAAGTGCTCACGCCTTGAACATACACGCTGTAGTTGCCGTAAACCTTGTTTGTGCCATCTGCGCTGAGGGCCTCACCTGAATCGCAGCTCCAACCCGTTGTATCTTCAGTCCATAAATCCATGCTTGCAGGATAGACTTTCTCTGCGGCGCCGAAAACGTATATCTTATTGCGCACCCGGGTGATGTCTTTCTTATAGCCCGTAACCTCTGGAATGTTTACGAGAGATACGCTCCCAGCTTTACTGTTTAAGGGGAAAAACTCGAACTTGCCATCAGGCACCACGCGAAAGTCGAAGCCGATAGCACCGTTGAGATCAGCGGTTTCAGCAATGTACTTGAGAATATCCCAAAGTGTAGTGTTGTCATAGTCAAGCTCCGTGTAGGTGGTGCTTGTATCTTCGATAAGTTCAACGCCGTTTCTACTATGGCTGAGACCTGCATAACTGTCCATCAAGTCTTTGACTACTGCTTCACCCTTCTGGTTCGTGTACGTCTTGCTTACAACCCGGCCAAAAAGGCGTTCGCCGCAACATCTGCCCGTGACCTTGAGATAGTGCTCGTCAACCGAGGGTTCCTCGTACTCGATGTTTTCAACCTTGCAAGTAATGATTTGCGGTACATTCGTTCCTCTGCCGATGTAGATGCTACCATTAGATGGTACAATGATCGGAGTTTGTCCGCCAGGACTGTACTTCTTGTTCCAGTTTTGCAAGGTCAGTTCGAAGCTGCTGACTTCCTTTGTGCAGCCAAGATGTATCCTAAGGTCGATAACATCGCCTTGAGGGGGCGTAACCGTGCCTAAGACAACAGCAACCTGCGGGATCCCGACGCTCCCGATACTCATTCAACACCACGCCGGAGCATATTCTGTTCCTGAGCACGTTGAATACCCTTGGTCACTTTTGGAATTTTGCTCGCTGCATCATTGTAATTATTGACGCTTGCAGTCGCAGCGTTCATTTGACTTGCAAAAATAGAGACCGCAGCAGCAGCGGCAATGATAACCCCGATTCCCACACCTGTCAAGGCCAGAAAGGTTGCATGGCTAATGTTTAAAGCGTTCTGGCAGGCCGTAGCAAAGTTGCAGGCGGCAGCATAAATATTGTGGGCAACTGCTGAAAGGCTAATCGCTCCGGTAGTAGCCGTTGTTGCCGTGCCTTCAATCGCAATCGCGGCCGTGTGCCCTGTTGTCATGACTGATAGGAAGCTGTACATTCGAGCGGCTGTGGATACAACCATTATCATGGTCATGACCGTGCGCAGGTACTTGTTTGTTTCTTTATCCACGAGCCCGAAATCATTAGCCAGCATTGTGATCTCTGAACCCATCATAGCAAAATTCCTGATGCCGCCTGCAACCGTGCGTAAGCTCACTTCACAAGCCTCAACATGCGTGCCCATATCCGTGAAGCTCTCACCTGCAACGCGGACGTCTGCGCACATCTCTGTCGCGGCAACCCCAACCTGGCTGAAGGAGCCAACAGCACTGGCACCCACAGAAGCGATATTGTCACCCATCCTTGCAGCGTCACCACTGATCGCTTCAAACTCAGGCGTAGCCTCATTAACCGCCTTGATAGTTACACCCAATTCACCCATATTGCTCATGAAAACCGAGACTCCTACCTTGACACTACTTTGGTACTACTTCGGCCTATTCCGAGGAAGCTTCCTCAGTTGCGTACTGCAACGCGGCAGCAACAATCGAAAGAAAATTCATGGCATTCTCGCTCAGAGCTCGCGTCAAGAAATACCGTGCCTGAATGTACCGCGTTCCAAGCTCTTGAAAGATTGCGTATGGTACCATGCACGCGACCTTGACGACCCACTTGTAAATTATCTGTGAGTATATGCTTGAAATCAACCGTCCGGTACGAATTGGTGCAAGCTCCTGAGCCCTTCGTATAACAAGCCGGCCAGTCTGATTCAACGCGTCCTGCACATACTTCTGCGTCGCATCATCCAGTCGACGCATTCTCTCAGCAAAATCTTCAATGCCGCCAACTTCAACCCGAAACTGTACGGTCATCCACGGAAGCCCCTTTGAGAACCAGATTCTCTCTTGGCCTTGTCAATTTCCTGTTGAGTCTGCCGGTCAATCTCTGCAAGAATTATCAGAAATTCCTGTATCTTCTTACTAGGTTGCTGCTCTAACTCTTCGACTGTCCATCCGAACTCTTTGCACAAGCGATAATCTGTCAGGGCTGGATGCGGTCTTCCGCGTCTCATCGCCCTCAGGAGTTTTTTCTTTCCTCAACCGACAGGTTGATAACACTGTTGACTTTTTTCTCAAGGAGCTCGGCAAGTTCAGGCGGAACGCAAGTGTCAATGTCCCGACTCAGAAGCTTCTCAAGAGTAATAGGGTTAGCGGTGCCTAATCCTTTACCTGGCTGCTTCAGGCTTGCCAAAACAAACTCTGCCTGGATTGCAGTATGGTTTATATTCAGAACTTGTCCTGTTTGATGATTGTACTGCGTGTACTTCTCGATAATCTCTTTACGCACCGCCCAGGGAAGTTGCCTTGCAACGTAGTGGCCTCTGTATTCTTGGCCATAGCTCTCGTCGACATCAAACTCTTCTTCCTTTCGCATGATTGATCATCTCCATAGTTGCTACGCGGTTTTCGATTGCCGTGTTCACGTCTTCAAGAATGATTACTTGCATCCACTTTGGAAACTTCAGGATCCGAGCCCCAAGTCTATCCCATATTTTCATCCACTTCTTGCGCAGCTCTGCCTCCCGGCCCCAATTCTCCAAAATCTTAACTTCAGCCATTCCCCGGCCTCCTAGCTTATCCAGAGATCTCGAGCAACAAACTTCGCCTTCACGCTCACAAGGTCCTCTTTCTTGTTCGGCAAGTCCCAATCTTCCCACTTGCAATGCTTGAACAAGGCCGTGTTTGTGCTTCCAAGGCCGAAAAGCAGACTGAACTCAGTATCATTCAAGATATCCACAAGCTCGGAGTTGCTCTCAAACTCCATAGTCAACTCGCCCTCAAGCTTACGATTTCTTTCACGCAAATATTTTAGCCATAATGCAGTGCCACCGCTTTGAATCACTCCAACAGGTTTCAGGTTATTCTCAACATCGAATTTCCAATCAGTCACATCAGTTAAGGTCACACCGCTTCCGCCTGAGGGAACACCCTTCTGCACATAAGAGTTGTTGAACGGAACTGCGCCAGAAAAGTCACCGTATGTTGCACCTGTGATCAAAGAAGTTCCATATCCAATATTTCGTCCTATCAATTCAACATTTGCTTTTATCACATCTTCCAGGTGACATTCAACGCTCAGCTTGTCAATCTTGCAACCAGCCAAAAGAAAGCTAAGAATGTCCGATGGATTTGACCACAAGCCTTTGTAATAGAGGATTTGAACGCTTAAGCTGCTGAGCGTTTGAACATGCTGTATGAAACTAATAGGCGAAACACTCGATAGGGCACTGGGAACTTTCAACGTTACTTTCTCCAGTCCAGCATTTAGACTTTGAAGGTCTCTGCTACCAATACCCATCGTTTTTATCAATCCAGGATCTACTTTCGGCTCCATGCCTTCCGTGTTTATTCCAAGGAATGCAGGATTAGCAGGCGTCTCGCTATACACAGTTTCTGCCACAAAATAGATTCGCGATTCATGCGCACCGTACGTTTCAACACTCATACTCGTTCACCTTTTAGAATAAGCCTCCAATGTCCTCGAAGAACCATGACTTCAGAACAAACTCAGTCCTGAAAATGAACGGTTTAACGTCAACCTTGTCCCTATCACGAAAGGCCACGACATCTAGGTACGTGATACCGTTGACAGTAACTGTGCAGCTAACATAATCACAGTAGAGTACGGCCGCAGCGGACCCATTGCTCGAGTTTGTCGTTCTCGCCAACAACCAAACGTATCCGTTCGCGTCAATGTAATTCGTCAAGTTTGAAGTCAACGTGATAGTAACAGTCTCATTTGCTCCTCCGGATTCAGTAGCGGCGTTTTGCCAGGCAGAGGCCACTTGATTCCACACCTTAATCGTGCTCCCGTTCCCTCCAGGAGCGGTTCCGTAACCCACAAAGTCTAAGACAATTTTCAGAACCGTCTGCGCCTTGCTGGCTACTTTGAAGCGGAAGAGCATCATACCGTATTGAAGGTTGACTGAAACGCTTTTGCTATAGTCAATCGCGTCTGCAACCCAGATTTTCTGATAATCCGCACTTGAGAGCTCGGTCCATGCTGCGTTGCCCGGTGCAAACTCGCTTACACCTGCAGCTTGGAAAGCCTTGTGCGGATCCCCAGAAGGATATCCGAGTCCTACAAAGTCATAAATGGTCTGATTGGGAACCTTCATGTTCTGCCGCACAACACGGTTTATCTCTTCGACGATCTTTTGCCGCATGCTTCTGCCCGTGTCTGAGCTGCCGACCTTGTCTGTGACCCACACGTTCACGGCAAGCCTGCCTCGTCGTTGACGTATCTTCCCGCTTATGTCGATTTTGTAATCTTCACTCTGACTCAGGCCCACGGTTACCTGGGCATCATAATTCTTGAAAAGCTCCCTTTCATACCATTGCTGGCTCACGTAGACGCTGGCAACTGAACCGCTATTCTTGACCACGCGTACGTTCTGACTGAGAAGACGAATCGTGGTCGTAACTGGATCCTCAAAGCTGCTCATTGACTTATCAACTTCCTGCAAACAGCCTTGAAATACTGCGGATCCCCATTCAAATCAAGAACCTGAACGGTCAAGACCTCGTAGTCCACGCCTCGGCGACGGATCTTGTCATGAACCCGCACTGGCAAGAAACTGTAAACCGTGATGTGGTCTTCCGTGATATAGCCTGGCTCAATAACGATTTCGCCAGCAGCCCCCATGGTGACGAGGCCCTTAATGCTTAAGCCTTCGCTCCAAGCAACCTGATCAGCAGCCTCTTCAACAGAATGGAGAATAAGGTTCTCACCGCTCAGATCTATGGCGCGAGTCATGTCTGTGACCGGATCCTGATAGCTGAAGAAGAGCTCCGCAAGCCACGTCACGTTTGCCATAGCCTTCTGCGGCGTTATCGGACTGTAATCCGTGAAAACTGGGCCCCAAAACAGAAATTCGTCCTGATACTTGCTGATTACCTGCATGCTCAGGGCAAGGCTCGGCTTGTCATGCGCAGCCCTGATCTTCCACAGGATCCCACTTGTCACCGCGTCGTAATAGGCGCATGCCGGGAATCTTCCAATCACGTCAATGTACCCAGGCCAACAGATGGCAGGGTTATACGCTGGATACTGCGCTGAAGCCCTGATGCTTTCTAGGAAGCTGTAAACCTGCTGACAGGTTAAGCTCCACCCTTCATAAGTGTACAGGCCCAGTAAAGCGAAGCTCACCGGGTCATCGTAAACCTGAGTCTCGCCGAGGCCGACGCGATGCCAGTTCCCATCGCCCGTAGGCTCAGGGTCAAACCACAAGTACAGTTGCTCAAAACCGCTGCGCAAGAAACAAACCAGATCACTCATCATTGCGTTGTACGTGCTGGCATTCCCTGAATCGTAAGTTTGTGCTAGCATCTGCAAGCCGATTAGGCAGTACAGGTTTTCAACGTCGATCTGTTCGCTCCAGTCATCATCAATGGTGACGTACCTTGCGAATCCACCGTAATACCTGTCGTGTACGCCAAGAAAGACCGGCAAAGCCCGCATGTCACCGAGGAAAGTGTGCCCCGCAAGGACCGCAGCTGCAAGATAGCTACTTGTGCCGGCTAAGCTATAGGCCTCCAAGAGCGCAGGGATACATCTTCCCGCGTCGATGCTCCAGTATTCTTGGCTGTTTTCGCTGTTCTGGAATCCTCCATAAGCGTTTTTCGCGCCATCCATGCACTGCTGTGTGAGAATGAAGTCTGCAAGACTCTTAATTTTCGTCAAGATATCAGCTTGATTCGCCGCGAACTGAGTGCTTGAATAAGCCTGATAAAGAAATTCGATTGCGAAGGCCGCTGGAAAAACACCTCGCCCATAAGCTAGGTCGGGACCTTCAACCTTGCCGTTCTTGGCTAGGTAATACGTGTTCACGAGGTTACTTTGCATCACGACAACGTTACCGTTCACAGATGAGACTGCGTTCCACTCACTGTGGGCATCATCGCTAACCTGCACTGGATAACTACTTTGAAACTTGCTGCCATCCACAACCGTCACATTTTTCTGACCTGCAGAAGCATCCGCAGCCATCAAAGTTGGAATCACGTAAAAGTACGGTGCGTAATGCATCACGAAATCATAGTAACTCTGAGGAACAGTCCCCATTCTATCACTTTAACAGTTAATTTATCAAACGGTGAGTCTCGCAAGAGCTGCACACGAAATAGTCAGTTACTAGGCAGTTCTTGCAGACAAGCTGGCTAAGACGTTTCAGCCTTTCAACCGACAAGGTTTTTTCCGCCCTCAGAAATGACACAAGGTACACAAAAAACTCCAGAAGGGAGAAAGGAGAAGGCTTTCTGAGAGGCTTTGGATACCTAGGTTGGTGTTATGACTTCGACGTCATAGCCATCGTTAATAAGCTGTTGCATCTCAGTGCTTTTTAGTACCATTTTGACACCGTTGACCTTGGCGAGGATGTAATTTCCTTTTCCGAGAACTTTGCTCACGGGTTCATGAGGCCCCCATGATAGGTTGGCACATCATCCTTCCCGCTTGCCTCAGCTGCAACAACAGGCGTTGAAAAGTTCATCAAAACCCTGATAAGATCATTCCTGAAGCCTTGAACAGCATTCTCAAATGCAAGTCTGCTAACACTAGCCTTCGTAATATACAGATCTCCCAGACGATAATCAAATGCGCCCAAGAGCATGCCGCCACTTGCTGCCACAAGCACACGAAGACACGCCAACTCCAGAGCAGCCATCTTAGCCCAGTTATAACGCTGATCCAGAAGAGAAAGAACAGAGCCCACAATCGAGTTCACGTACAAGTTGGCATGATCAACGTGAGCCTGAAAACTTGCTAGAGAGACCGGTAAACCAAAAACTGTGTACGTCTGGCTTGCTGAATCATAACTCGCGTTCAGGTGTGATTGAACGTCGTCAGCTGTAGTATACACGCCTGGGGCCGTAACCGGTGGGCTAGGCGGCTGAAGTGGACCTGGCGGCGCCGCTTGCGTGATTATCTGAAAGCTAAAAACATGGTCTACAAGGTCTATGCTGCCGATGTTTATGCGAAAAGTTGTTGAGCCTGGATTACTAGGCCAAAAGGTTCTACCGCCTAGATCATCTTGGGGCGTTAGCACGATCTGGTCGATTGTTGGAGTAAATGACAGACCGTGAGTTACATCAGCATGAGTATTCCCTGCAGTAATAGTTGCTGAACCCATTTAGACCAGAACTCTTTATGGCACATATTCTGCTTTCCAGTAGCATGTCATCGTCGCTGGAAGAGATGTGCCTGTCACAGTCACATTTATGGCTGTGGCGTTTGCAATCCAAGTGTAACCTGAAACTGCCGTTGTGCTGAAACTACACCAAACACCTCCATGACCCGCGCTTGGCCCCGCAGTAAGTCCATGTGCAAAACTGAAGACCGTTGCAGTGACATTCGTTGCTGAACCATCATTCTCGGTGATATAGCCAAGGTTATAATGGATGATCATTGTTGTACCGCCTGGACTTACTGGACCTACTGTATTACTTGCAAATTGACAATATTGTACTTGGCAGGATGTTCCATGTATGTCAATTCCATAGCCAGTATTACTAGCTATATATACCCCATCAAAATAGTGATTAGTACCCCAAACTTGAATTCCACCGCCAAGATTGCTTGTTACGCGGCCGCCGATAACTTGGTGGCTACTGCCGCCCCGTATCATTAATCCAAGTAGAGTATTACTGTCAAATTCGCAGGAGAAGAACCATTTTGCCCAGCTAGATGTCCCAAGGTCAACGCCGCTTCCAGAGTTCGAAGCGAATCTGCAGCCGAAGAATGAAGCTGCATTGCTGTTGTCTGTAGCATTGTACCCATTTAGCCCACAACTTTCAATTGTGAAGCCAAAGTATCTGTGGCCCCAAGCGGAATTTCTAACGTACATGCCATCTTTCGCAGCATTGTATATCCACACTCGGTAGACTGTCAGATCCCACGTATTTCCTGTACAGTTGATTCCATCTCCGAGAGTGTTTTGCGCTTTATTCCCGTTTATCGAGAAATCTCTCAGTTCCAAAAATTGCTCAGTGCCAGCAGGTGCCCATCGCATCACATCAATATTCGCATTGTTGTCCAAGATGAATTGTGTTGAATACATGCCATCACCTTCCAGGGTAATTTGGCCTTTCAGATTGATGGTGGTTTTGACTGTGTAGGTACCAAACTTGACGTGAATTAAGCCATAGGTCATATTGCCAAATGCGTTGTTTAAGACTGCACCAACATCATTGCTTCTAAAATCAATCTGCCCAGTCGTGCAATTCTTTAGTTGATATGTTGAACCAACAGCATCGACGATGTAGCTTGCAGCCTCCAGAGGATTAACCACGACGTCGGTACGATTCTGGCTATTCCACCAAAGTTGGCCGCTTCCAGCAAAGTTTGTTGCATTAACCCAAGTCGCACTATAAATACCATAAGACCCGCCTATGTTCCAGTCTCCAGTCAAAGCCCTTGTACCGTTCGCAAACAAGTACACGGCTAAATCCGGTGTGCCAGTGAGGTTCGCATATGGAAAAGTCTGCGGGACGCCAGTCAAGTTAGCATATGGATAAGTACTGGGGGTCGCCCCTATAGGCGTCCAAGCACTATTATTGTAGACATAAAGACATCCTAAGTCACTTCTGAAGAAGACTTGTTTATCAATGGGTGATGCTGGAAAACTCGTGCCATTTTCAACGATTAGATGCAGAATCTTGACGCCCTGGCCGCTTTGAAGCTGATCTATGCTTGCACAATAGAGTGATGTCAGATTCACGCTTTGAAGCAGCAAGGTGCCGGTTGAGAAGTTTAAGTCACTCTGCAAGACGCCTTGCGCGTAATATTGAGCTCTACCAAGACTGAAATCATCGATAATGCAGGTGGCACCAGCGTCCACTGTGTATAATATGCCGAGTGCGCCTTTTTCAACGATAAACCGCGTGTTATTCCGCACTATCGGCGAAGCACTATACCCGCCCTCCTTGACATAGACGCTACCGCCAAGAACAGACACAGCGTCGAGGCCTGACTGCATCACAAGCGTATGATTCACACTGTATAGATCAAGCTTTCCTATCGTACCATTCTGCAGCGTCGCATAAGCATCCACGAGACCTACAACGTACGTGCTTGGATTCTGGAACGGATAGAAACTGCTGTTCACTGGCACTTCCAGGGTGTGCTCTATCGCCGATACCCGGTCCGCAAGATTAACATTCACCGAAACGTTAGCGCCAAAATACGCGGCAACCCCAGCGCACACTAGGATTGCACAAATCATCAATGTTCTAGCCCATGTCAAACCGTTAACCTGAATGCTCTGAGCTTTGTTGTCCGAACTCATATCTCAAACATTCCTGTAAGATTGTAACTCTGAAACGAAACGAAAAGAGGAAAAAGAAAAAGGGAAAATCTAGGGCTTTTCTAGGTTGTATTCAACCCGGTTATTTTGACGATTGCTTCTCCGCATGTGACAACTGGCGAATACCTGGTAGTCAACGACACATCCACTGCATCGAACTCTTTCTTAACGTCCAAATCCGACAGCAATGGCCTTTTGATCACGAAGAATCCCAAGGGAGCATACGCACCGCTCAGGTTTTGACCCGTGCTCAGAACATACGCCGTGCCTGCAGAGACAACGCTGCTCACGTACAAGTCCAAACCGTACACTTTGCCGATTGCACCGGACTGAATCACCGGCTCACCGTACTGCATGGCTAAGCTGAATTGTGGGATGTACTTCAGATCTCGAGCGTTGACAGGATTGACCAGGATGCTGTCAGCAATGAAGTTGTAGCTTTCAATCTTCGCGTCAGCCCACAGAATATCCTTTGTACCGATGCCGCCGCTGACGGTGAACTCTGTACCTGTGGCGCCCATGCTAGTTCCTGTTCCGGCGCTTGAATTAGCAGCCCCAGCGTCAATGACTGTGAGACAGTCCTTGTCAATCTGGTAGGCCATACGTCTTGCGAGACGTCTTAGCTGCTGCTCAATCACTGGAATGTATAGGTCTTCAATCTGCTCACGCGGTATACGTTCTCTGAGGCCTTTCTTGTAGGGCGTCACGGTAACATAATCAAGCGGCGTGAAATCCATCGGAATCTCGACGGTCTCGCTGATTTCGCTGATGCCTATGCTTCTGGAACCTTTCTCTTTCGTGAACGTTGCCGTTCGACCCGCAACCAGTGGAAATTCTGGTAGGAGCCGCTTGACGACAAGGGCGGGCATTGTCAACTCGATTATGCGCTTGTGTAATGCAGGATACGCTACTGCTCCAGTATCAATCCATGTTAAAGCGTCTCTTTGAAAACTCATCTAGACCACCTTAGATTAGCAGAATGTAAGCTGAACCGCCACTTACAGCGCCAGCGTTTGCCCAGCCCATGACATTTCTCGCCTTTGTGATTGCTGTTGCAGTGCCCGCGCTTGTGTTGCAGTCTGTTGCTGTTGGTGCGGGGACTGTTTGAATTGTGCCTCCTGGCCCTGAGCCAACCGCGTCTCCAGCAGTAATGGTACCATAAGCCTTGGCGCGCGCTAGCCCTCTCCATAGAACTGAGATTGCCTTGCCGTTAAGTGCGCTTATCTGGCAGATGCCGCAACGTGTGAGACTTGGGTTTGTAGTGGGCTTTTTAACGGTCCAATCAGCAGTGATTTCGACAACTTGGCCGATTGTAAGGTCTTCGCCTGCTATTTCCTGGGTGACATAACGATCAGAGACCAGCGGTGTTGTTCCTTCAAAAACTGGTGCACTCATCTAAATCACTTGAATCCAGCGTTTATCTTGCGCGAGGCCTTGATCAGGTCCTTGAACCAGTCATAATTGCCAAGGGCATCACGGTTAATTTCGTCAGTTGCCACAATACCCTTACCACTGGCACGCTTTGCTTCTTCTGCGCTTGGCGGTTTCCCTTCTTCTTCGCCTTCTTCCTGACCTTCCTCTTGGGCCTCGCCTAGCTTCTTGGACAATTCGCTGATTTTCTTGCCAAGCTCGGCCTTCCTGGCTCTCTTCGCTAATTCACCCTCGAGATCAACCAGTTTCTTGTTCAAAGAATCTAGTTCAGCGTCAGACGCTCCAGGCCTCTGCATTATCTGCTTCTCAAGCTGCGTCAACTGGTCAATGTATTCTTGATACGTATGCTCTTTCGGCGCTTGTTCTCCCGGTGCGACGTTAACTACTCCTTGCGCTTGGTGCGGAGAAGCTCCTTGCTGAGCATTTTGTTCAGGCAAGTGCTTCACCTCTTTTGTTTCATTCTTTTTGTTTTCAGGTCCTTGCGGCTCACGCCTAGAACCCACATCATCACTTTCAAGTGACCGTGAAATTGCGGGATTCGAACCCGCAGCCCTTGCCGCTTCTTGCTGATTCAGATCCATTGCGGCAGCAAATCCAACGGGCTTAAACTCGGTTTTCTCGTAAGCTGGAGAAGCAACAATACTTAATTCTCGCACTCGAGGCTTGTGCACTATTTCCCAGGCGTCTGGGCATAGGTGAACAAGCAAGCCTTCCTTCCGAGTTGGCTTCTTGCACCTGCTACACTCAACATCGTCACTGTCAACCTGGACACTCACATATTTTACGTATCCGCGCAGTATCTTGTCAATGAGTTTCTCTTCTCCTCCGACCTCAGCTCGGAAATAAACTTCTTGCCCTTTACGTCTAGCCTCGGGAACCTTTCCAACAATCATGAAGACACTTTCTGCATGGTCAGCACGCAGTTGAGCGTCCTTCAGAGTTGCAGTGAAAAAGTCAAGGTCCTCCTCCGGAACCTGCCACTTATTCTTATTGACACTCGTATCGACAGCTAAACCTTCGATATTGATAAGTCTCTCTTTCAACGCAAACTGTGCGTCGACGCCTTCTTGCGCCTTGAAGGGAACATAATACTTCAACTGCATTTTCACGTCACCGCACGTCTGAGATTCGAACGTAAGCGTTCACAACTCGGCGCCGATACTCATTCCAAGCCCTAAAGTCTAGCAAAGTCTGAATCTCGCCCTTCAAGTGACTGTCAAGCCACTTACGAACTTGGTCCCGAGTCTTGAAGTGTTCCTTCTCAAACATATAGTTCTGGATCTCCCAGCGGTCGCTATCCTTCACCTTTCCAACCGTGATTTTGACGCCTTTCCCAAGTTCTTTAACCCGAAACTTCTCAAACTTGTCGGGATCCGCCACCCGGTAACGCCACACGGTCTTAGCTTCTTCAAGTCCAGGCATAATTCAACTCACCATCAGTTAGCGAGCCACTCGCAAATTGTGAGTAGCCGCTTCAGAATCGCTCCTTTGAGAGCGCCTAAGTGCCGCTTGTTATCGATGAAGAGGACATAGTTCGAGCAGTCTCCCGGCATGACAACCCGCATGAGCTTGTTATAATGAAAGTATTTTCTGTCCAATTTCCTGTAGAAATAGCGTCTCACCCTGCAGAAGAGACAAGTAATATGCGGTCTACTCATCTCGTTGCTGTAGCCGCACAATGTGTGACACGGCATCCTTACTCTCATGCGGTCTTGCCCTCCTCGACCATCGTAAGAGAGGATCCAGCAGAAGTGTCACCAGGGCTCTGCTCAGGCGGCTGCTCCGGATAACCCAGCTGAGGCCTCGCTTCACTGGGCACGATAATTTTCTTCTCAACAAGGTCACTGATGAACCTGGCTTTCACGTCAAGCGTGGGCTCCCACACGGGCCTCCAACTGACTTTGGGAATTTCAACGCCTTCGCCGAACTTGGCCTGAATGAGCTGCTTGAACAAAACCGTCTCCAACGTGCCGCTGATAAGCTGTTGCAGCATCCTCAAACGCGTAACATACTCTTGCATGACGATTTCAGCCGTGGCTCTATTCGTTTTTTCGCTTTCGCCCATGAAAATCTTGGGAACACCCAAGACAGCCTCACGCTGCTTGTGAAGATATTCGATCCACCATTGAATGTTCACGTCTTTTGTCATGCTTTGAACTACAGTAACCTCAACATCGCCACGAACAAACACGTCAGTCGCAGGTTTGCGGTCTCGGAAAGCCTCGACGAGACTCTGAAGCTGCGGATCACTGAATGGCCTTTCGGCAGTTCCAGCCTTCACAACGAGCATAGGCTTCGTGTAAATATGCATGATTAAAGCCATGTCATCTTGAAACTGGTCAACCAAAGCCTGAATCTTCAACAGGGGCCTAATCAGGCTTGTGCCATAGCTGAACTCGTACCACCAGCTTTTGCTTCCCCACCGAAAATGCACCATGTCTTGCGCGGTGAAGGCCACAGGCGGAAAAGTCAAGAGTTGTACATAACCGAAAACGTTTCCATAAGCATCCCTGCGCACCCTCATGTGCACCGGGTCCAGCGGCTTAAGCCAGCTAACCTCGCCAGTATCCTCGTCACGACAAATCTCTATGAAAGCGTTACCGAAAACAAGCATATCTGTACCTGTAATCCGCAACGTTTGCAAAATGTTCTGCTCATCAAGCCAGTCAGTAAGCCATTCTCGGACCTCTTCAGTACTTCCTTCCAACTCAAAACCGTTCGAGATAGCAAGATTAACCGTAACATCGATTGCTGCCTTGATGTACGGCGTGAAAGTGTAAAGGTCCTTGTATGCCGGCAGGTCCTCAACGGGAGTTGCTCCCCACAAACGCTCCCAATACGCCATGTATGGCGGAGTGACAAAACCCGCGCCAGAGCCCTTGAGCATGTACTTGGTGACGTAACCCCACAGCATGTTGTCAGCTTTCCAGCTGACGGGGACCTCCTCCTCAATCTGCTTCTTGCTTATGTCTTCAGGAACTTGTCGCTGAGCAACAAACCTGCCCGCAAACTGCTTGACTGACTGCAAACCCTTACGAACTCTTTCAGCGACAAGACTCAAGTTTTCAACAGCCTCTTAACAGTATTAACAAGCCAAGAACAATCAAGGCGAAAGCATCAACCCAGTACCACACGTAAACGCCTAGGAGAAGTTTGAAGCCGCCAATGTTGCTCCAATCTTCCTGCTTTAGCTGCCTACGCTCAATCAGCTGCCACGTTGCATCTTCGACCAGCGGCATCGCCAAGAAACTCCAAAGAAAGACAGGCCAGACTGGATCGAATGCGATAACCCCGAAGAGCAATAACATGAAAAGGTGATATGTTTTGAAGTGACCTAGAAGCCACTCGTCTTCATGTCCCTCGAAAAACAGTCTGTTCTCCATTACTCCGTACAATATGGCGCAAAGTATTGAACGAACTGCAGACAGCATAGAGGTCAACTTTTTTTTAGAGTATGATAGCACCTTTTCCGGGTCGAGGTGTTTGAGCAGTAGCATAAACCGCAAGTGCCAATGACCAAAGCATGTCATCATGGCCTCTTGGAGGGTGAGTGAAAAGCAAGTGGCCACTCTTACCGTAATCGCATTGCTGTTCGTTCATTTGTTGGCATAATTGTTTATCGTAAGGTACGGCCAATCGGTTTTGCTCCATCGTAATCTTCAGTGTTGTAAGCAGCGATTCCTTGGTCTCAGTGGTGAATACTAATCCTTCTGCGAGGTTCATGCCTTGGTTATGCATTTCCTCAAGCACTGGTTCGCCCACACCGGTCTGATCTACGAATATGTTACGGAACCTGAATTTTTCATGCGCTCGGAATAGATGGCCTATAACGTGTGTGTAGAGTGTTTCCAAGGGGAACTGGTGCAGATAGATGAGGCTGAGATTTTCTTTTTCACGTTTCACGACGGTTATCACACTGTAATCTTGTAGTTTGCCAAAATCGACACCTGCGTAGTAATCTCCAATAGGAAATTCGCCTTCGAGACTTGCGCAGAGCTCAACGCCTAGTTTTTGGGCCAGTTCGACGCATTTGCGTATCAAGTCCTGCGTGAAATAGCTGTTCACTGCTTCGACGAATTCGGCTTCATATTCCATGAGGTATGCTTCATGTGTCATGTTTTCGCGCATTTCCTTCAGGAACTCGGGTTTGATGAGTGGGCATTCTTTTGATCTTACTTTGTGCACGCTGTAGTTCGGATTTACGAAGGCTCTGCGAAAGAAGTGATTCTTGTCCCACGGCGTGCTTAAGAAAATGGCATAGCCGTCCGTTGTACTCAACATCGGAAAAAGAACCTGCGTGATGACTTCCTCGCGAACCCAGCTTGCTTCGTCACAGATCAGCATGTCAACCGTGTATCCTCTCAGCAGGTTTTCGCTGCAAGGCAACGCGATTATGCGGCTACCGTTGACTAGTTGAACCATTGTTCTTGTGGCTCTGGCGACTCTGTTCAGCAGGCGTGCTGTTGAAAAGACAAGGGAGGCTACGCGGTCAAACATGATCATGCTCTGCCGAAGCGAGGGGCTGGTGATTAGAATGGTGACGTTTGGGTGTGTGTCTGCAAAGAATACTGCTTTCATGGCTATTGCAGTTGTTTTGCCTGTTTGACGTCCCATGCAAGCAACTATGCGCTTATTCTCATCTTCAAGCAGTTCGGCCTGGTAGGAAAATGGTTTGATACCAAAAACGCTTTCGGCATACACGACCGGTGAATCCATCGGCTCAGCGGTTTCTTCATACAGTAGGTTGCGCACTTGGGTTTCCGTTTTGTCTAGGCTTTGTGTGAGAATCTTCTGCGTTCTTCTTTGCTGCCAACTGTGCCACCAACTTCTCAACTCTCTCGACACGTCTTTCCACCTCTTCGTACTTCTGAAACTTGTAATAAACTTCAAAGTAAGCGCGAGCTGAAGAAAAGATGATGCGAAAACGCTCCAAATCCTCTTTACTGCATGATTTCAAATCGCAAACCTTGTTGAATGCATCAACATATCGTTTCACAACGGAGTCCAATCCGATGATGTCGGCCTCTCCAATCTGAGCCCCCAGAGAGACTTCCTTCTGAACATCCGGATCGCCACGCGTTCTGTCAACTTCATTCTGTATTGCACGGTACGTGCGGTTTGGAAACGTGCCTGAATCGTAAATCTGCTGAGCATTCATTCCCCTCTGAATCATCTCAAACAGAAGCTTCTCTTCGACTTCTGTCCAATTCTCTCCTCGAACCAAACGTTACTCCTCTTTTGAAGGCTCTGTTTGGAAACTTCCGTTTCCACGCGAGTCAACCAAGACCTCGCCCTTTTCAAGTTCCGGCACAAGACCAAGCTGAACAGGCTCCTTGAGCCGTGCTAGAACGTCTGTGCGAGTCATTCTGCAGACCGTTTCGCAACGAATTCGGTCATGGAAACTGCTGGAAAGAATGATTCTGCGAACTTGTCTTAGCTGTTCTTTCTCTTTGGTTCTTCTGTGCGTCATGGTTCTCACTCACGCCACTCAAGGGCGGCGGGCTTCGAATTCTACACGCAGAGAATACACATACGAATTGAAATAAGACACGGTACCGTACGCGGTACCTTGCGCGGTACCTTACGCAGTACCTTGCGAGGCCTTTGCCACATAAGAGCGGTGCATACGAGGAAATGCTAACAAAGAAGTGGTGCAAGAAAACATGTCCACGCGCCTTGGAGGATTGCGGAAGCAAACCGTCATAAGCATTGATATACTATCAATAGCGCGCGGCAGTTGATTTCATCTTTGCTAAACTTAGGTCTTACGAGTTGGTTAATCAGATTTTCTCTATCTTGCGCATCCTCAATGAGAGAACTTCCTTGTATGCGCTATCTGGCAGCAATATTGTGATTCTCATGTTTCAAGACTAGGGCTGATTTCTTTCAGACATTTTTTCAGAAGTGATTCTAACCAACGTCTTGGGTTCAGTTAACAAGTTCCCGCATTTCTTGCACTTTTCAACCTTCAACGGTTCATAGAAAGGAATTATGATTTTGACTTTGGGTTCTGGAGAAGGCTGTTCTATGAAGAGTTTGTTCACTTCAAAACGATTCCAACATCCACAATTCTCGCACTTCATTCTCAGCCTGGTTTTCATGCCTGCTCCCTCAAATGAGCAATTAAAGAAAAGACATGGTATAGAAGATCTTCCAGGGCGGATATCTCCTAGACGTCGGGAAGCTTCCAGCCTTCTTTTTTCCTTTCTCGGATCAACTTCTGGGCGTTGGGGTTTGCTAAGGCAAATTTGATGTGGCGGCAACTGTCTAGCTTACATTCTGCACATTCGAGTCCTTTGGGGGTGATGAGGATCTGCACGGTTCTCTTGAGGCTTTTGTCATAGAGTAGTGGGCCCATCTCGTTTGCGTTGATCTCTAGCAAGGATATCTTTCCAGGGTAGACTCCGAGCTGTTCAAACCGCATGCGGACGGCATCCGCAACAAAGTCTGCGATACTCTTGTAGTTTGCCTGCGGGTTTTCCTCGATGAAGGCTTCGATTGTTTCAACAAGCTCTTTTGAGAGACTTATCCCTCGGTATTTTCCTTTCGGCATACTTTACCCATGCTGTATTCTTTGCACAAGAATATATAAAAATTACCAGACGCGGTTGGTAAAGATGATGCTGGTAATATACTTCATACATGCCACAAGATTTAAATGCCCCGTGCAGCATGGGTGCTGTATGGATGCGCTATTCCATGGCACGGAAAATCGTCAGAGTCTACCTCTCGACTGAACAAAAGAAGCTTCTCGAAAGGATATGCAAAAGCTTGGGAATTGACGAGAGTGAAGCCCTTCGCGAGGCCTTCATGGACTACGCCAAATCAATAAGCCTGATAACAGAGAAAGTCCATGGGAAAATCTAGGCGAATGCCTCACGAGACTGTTGGGCGCGCGCTTGCAAGGATGATCAAACTGTGCGGTTTTCTCCTGCAGACGAAGGTTCACCTGTTTTGGTTCAGTTGTGGATTCCAAAAGCCACATTCCAAATCGGACATGAGTCTAACAAGTGATTATAACTATGTTGTCATCCTTAACCATTCTTTCAGGGCCTGAGCTTTATCTCCTGGTCCTCGACCTATTGGAAAATGCACTTTGATTGAGAATGTCCTTGCTATCCACGAAACATCTGGCAGGGATTCTGCGTACTTCTTACCCATGGCGATGAAGACTTCTGAGCAGTTCCCCTTTCCCAGCTTCCTAACCAAGGTTCTTTCATTTCTTTTTTTCGCATCTGGAATGACTTCCTTTGGAATATGATATTTGCTCCATGTATAGCCTTCAGGATGGCTATAGGGCAAAAGCGTCCTGCTATCCACCAAGGTCAAGTCATCTTTCATTACGAGAACTTCCACATCCCTAAGATTAGTCAAGTTCGCCCTAGCAACTCTGAACAGAAGTCCCTCATAACGTTTCAGTGCTGGTATCGGCGTCATATTCTCATTGCGTCTGAAGGAAGGTCCCATGATTAGCAGACGAGTCTTCCTGACCACGCTTATCACGTGATGCAGTAGCTTCCAAGCGCTATAAAAAGGATTGCTTGCAATGATACTGTTAAGTTATTTGTGGTGACCCAACGCTTTCAGTTGCCAATTATGTAGCCTAAACGCCTTTTCTCTGTCAGGTTCTGTTAACTCTTAGGGGCTTGTATGGATAAATGTTTGTTCATGTTAACCAAAGGGGCTTTTCTCATTTCACAAACGAGCCCATAGACGTTTTTTCTTCTGTGAACCCTTTTGAGTCATCGAAAGCGATCTGACCTTAAGAAGTGGCTTGTTGTTAGGCGAAAGGGAAACAGCATTATTCGGGTTGTTGCTGGAGAACGTTTCAGGACTAAGAAGAAAGCTGAACGAGAAGCTAGAGAATGGAACAAGGCGTACAAAGGTAGCGACGTAAAGTTTCTAGTGAGGAGAGAGGGATGGAGAAGAAAACGCGGTTGGTCGTGAGGGCATGCGTTCCTCTATTTCAACCAAAGGCACTTTTGACAATGCTGGTATGTGACAATTAAGTCAAACTGGATATACCATGTACACCTTGTTACATTCATGTTGTGTTCACCAATATTCAAAAATTAATTAATTAATTAATTTCGTTAATGTTGTTAATTTCGTTAATTTCGTTAATGTTGTTAATGTTGTTAAATAATCGCGTCACTTTCCTAACTGTTAGCTAGACAGAACGGCAGAGCGCACGGTCAACCGTACTGTCAGCCGAAATATCGATTCTTTTTGTTACGTAGCGTTACGTTTTTAGCATGTGGAGTGAGTACTCAAACACATTTTACCGTCGTTTAGTGTCACCGTAAAGCTTGCCTTTACCTTACCTTTACCAATATCTGTCTACAAAGCAGGTATTTTGTCCAAGCACGTGTCCGAGTAATACCCGCGCACTACCTTGCACCTGTGCATCAATAAAGTTTATAAATACGGAGTGTGTGTATAATTTAAGTGAGTGCTATGCCAGAAAAGAAAGGGATTAACCTTGAAAACTTGAAGTTCGTGGATGCGAATGAAGTCCCAACAAAAGTGAGGTACACCCCCTACAGAGAATTGCTCAAGCGCATACGAAAGGGCAAGGCGTTGGTATTAAGCGAGAATGACATCAACATCAATACTGCCAGGGCAGGAATCAAAAGATTGCAAAAGAAAGGAGAGTTCAAGAGAATCACAACAGTCCAAAGAAGATTGGCAAGCGGTGAACAAGTGCTTTACGTGGTCAATCCATCTGACGAAGTTATGGATGTTGTAGATGGGCAAATTGTTAGACGTGCAAGGAAGAGTAGCGAAGAGAAACAGCAAGAGAACAAATATTAACAGAGTAGATGGCCAGAATAGAGCGAAGGAAAACGATGACCCATAGCTGAAGTATGACAGCGACAAAAGCTATGGTTTTGGCATGGCTTTGTCGTGCCAGAAGATAAGGCTATGGCGAGATGCGACCTGGCTTCCCCACCTTACCTTGCTCTTCTGACAGTCATCTACTCTTAACCTTTGTGAATCCAAACTATAAGAGTTTTGCCGTTATACCGCTTTGACCTTTTACAGTTAGATATATGTACTGAATAGCCTATTTATTTCTTTCCTTCTTTGTGCTTCTGCATAAACTCTCGAATTGCGTCTTCAGTCCATTCGCTGATCTTCCGTGTTGAGCCTGTCTCATGTACTACGAAATCAATCCATTCTCGCCAGAGCTTATCATCAACGGATACTGAGGTCTTGCGTCTTGACATTTCCGCTCACAATGACAGAATATACCGTTAGCGGCATATAGGTTTTGCGGTATAAGAGTAAAGCTTAAATACGTCTTTGGACATATAGATGTATAGCGGTAAAGCGGTATAACGGTGAAAGAAATGAGAACCTCAAACACACGTAAAATCCGCGCATACTCTATTCTAGCTCATGGAAAGGTTGACAAGATAAGCGACTTTACCTATCGAGTTTGGTCTCAGACTGAGGAAGGCAAGCACTACATTCTCGTAAGAGAGGGGCTTGAGTGGAAATGTGAATGTCCCGATTTTGTCTTTAACCATGTGGCCTGCAAACACATTCATGCGGTTGAACAGATCAGGTTAAATGAGCAAGTCACATTTCCTTCTGAGAAAGAGGGTGAGAACCTATGCGAACAAATAGAATCAACAGAGTCGGTTTGTAAATTCTGTGGCTCTCAGAACATCGTCAAGAGAGGGTACAGAAGCACTCAGAACGGAAAGGTTCAACGCTTCTTCTGCAAAGACTGCAAGAGAAAATTCATTGTTGATGAAGGGTTTGAGAGGATGAAGGCTACTCCTGAAACTGTGACAGTAGCCTTGGACTTGTATTTCAAGGGAGTCAGTATGAGGGCTATCGTTGATCACATAAAGCAGTTTTACGGAGTAGAGGTTAGTCATGTGGCGATTTACAAGTGGATAAGAAAGTACGTTGCTATGATGAAGAAATATTGTGATCAGCTAGTGCCGAGGGTAAGCGGAATCTGGCACAGTGACGAAATGACCTTGAACATAAAGGACTTGGAGAACCACGAAAACTTGAGATGGAACGTAGTCAACTGCACAAATAGCAAGTTTTATTTTGAAAAAGTTCTGAATATCAGTGTGTTCAAGGAACCGACCATTGATGAAGGTCCTTCTAGTCTCAGACGATCCACAAAAGGATAAATTCGTTGAAATCGTAGGTCTCGCAAAACAGATTGAAAATGTCGGCGTCAAGATTATAGATGTGTTTTGCTTATGCGAAAATACAATGAATTTTTTCAACTGTGAAATTGGAGAGGAAAGCCTCAAACAGGGAACTCCCTCTGCAACACTTGAAACTATTCTGAAAAAGAGAAGATACGAGTTAATCGTCATATCGCTCAAGTCAGACAGCTTGGAGAAGCTAGTCTTAGGCGAAAAGAGCATAATCGATTTGTTTAAGAGAATATGTCCCAAGGCTACAGTCTTTATCTTTAGCGGAACAAGTGTATTTGAAAAGCTCAAGTTAGAGAGCTCTGAATCAATCTATGCCTATGACAGACATGGTGTGGCAAAAGTAACTCGAGAATTCAACGCGGCTATCATTAGTCATATAAGAACAGCAATGAAAAAAGAACTGTAG